CGGCCGCCATTGATGAATTGGAATTGTCGAATCCAGCCGCCTTTCGGCCGTATGAGAAAACCGCGATTGTGATTGCGGCGATTGGCAGTGTCGTTTCCCTCGCCTGCTATGCGGCCGCACATGCCGAAACGCTTCTTTGAACCCCTGAACCCCTGAACATAAGGAAACATGAATATGTCTATACAAGATGGATATCATTTGAATGTTGCAATCGTCACTAATGCGAGGGCATGGGATTTTGCCCACAATGGCAACCATGTGGTAACGCATTTTTGTGCCGTCTATTGCGGCCGCGACCATGCCGACGCTATGCGGGTTTGTGCTGAATTTGCGGCACGTTTCCCGGAAGGGAACAAACCCGGCATGTTCCAACTGGATTTGACAAAATGGCAGGGTCGCGGCGAAAATGTTGCCATGCCGGAAGCGCCAGAAACGGCCGCACAATGTGCCATTGATGACTCGGCAATTGACGCCATGGCGGCCGAATGGACGAAAGAGGCGGCACGCGCGGCCGCAATCGTTCCCGGAATGCTGGTTGCGTTTCAATGCTACGGCAAACCCATGACTGGCGTTGTCGAAAGAGTCGGTGCTGGCATTGTCCATTTGCAAGGCGGCCGATGGATGCACCTTGAAAGCGTTTCCCCTGCTATTGAGGGGGCGAACTAATGGACAACGTTCAAACGCCAGACTTTGCCCACATTCGCCGTGTGCCCCCTATCACGCCTTTCGGCAAGCGTGTGCATGCCATGGCGGCTAAATCCGCCCCTGCCCCATTCAAGCCCTCGCAACGCCTTGCGGCCGCCATGCGTGCCGAATTGTTGCGCTATCGGAAAGGAATCTGAAAATGTCCAAATTGGTGAGAGAAACGAACGCTGGAAAAGCAATTTCGGCATGGGTTATTCTGAACCCGAAAGGCGAAATAGTCGCGAAAGTTCAGGCGTTCTATGGGAACGCTGTAACAGTGAATTGCTTTCACTACGGCGACTCTCCAGACCACGCCAGCTATCGGGCAGACAAAGCCATGGGCAAGCGTGCCGCATTGGACGAACGCCAGCGCAAAGAAGCATTCAAGAAATGGCATTTTCAATCGGGCACGGCTGGCGGCTATGGCTATGACAAGTTTGCATCTGCCCTATCCGGGATGATTATTGACGGGCACCACATGACAAATCATTGTTCCCGGCTTGCCGCCCCTAAACCCCCCATGGGTTTTGAAGGATATCCCGACAATTTCAAATGCCCGAAAGGCTATGATTTGGCAAACTGGAATAGTGAAAAGCAGGTTTACCGCGATTGCTACCGATTTGAGGGATTCAAATACTTGCAAGCCATAGGTTACAACGTGATTCAGGCAATCTGAACCCCTCGCAAACTGGAGATATACAATCATGACAAAGCGCATTTATTCGGAAATTATCATTCCGTTCGCTGGATTCTATGAGTCCAAATGGGATGACCTTATTTCAGGTTCGGAAGAACGCGAGGTGGAATATTTTGAAGAACGCCAGAAAGAGGATGGAATCCCGGAATATATGAGGCTAACGGCCGATGAATATGGCGATATCCTGAATCGGCATTCGCAATATTCATTCGGGCAAAACAAGATTGCCCGTGATTATGTCGAATTGTTCAACGTTCAATTCAAAGAATTGACGGGCATTGAACTAGGTTTGACCTACAAAACGCTGGACTCGCCGAAATATTACAATTTCGAAACTGATAAGATTGTTGCAAACATCCCGCATTCCAGCATGCGCAAGCTTGTGAAAGCCGCAAAAGCCATCCCGGAAGAATTCGCCGAACATATTGAAGAACGCCATAAATCACGATCCGGCTTTATTTCGTTCTATTCATGGGACTTTGCCGAATGGCAGGCAAAGCACTGGTATGATTTTGACCATAACGAAATGCAAACCGTTCTGGAAACAGTTATGGCGCATGCGTTCGCCGAGTCAGGGCAAGATGACTCGGAATTTGAATGGTCGATTTACTATCCGATGGCTGAATCAGACTATGAATATTTTGAAGCTTCTTTCGTGTGGTCTGATATTGAGGCGGCCGTGAAAGAGGCACAAGAAGAAAAGGCGGCCGAACATATGGCGGAAATGTTAGAATACAATCCGGACTATGTGCCCCCCTATCGTTGCAGTGAAACGCCAGATTTGTTCGCCAACTAATCCCCACAATCCAAGTAAAGGAATCCTGATATGTCCATTTCTACTGAATTGAGAAACGCTTATAACTTTCAACGCGCATGGCTTATGGCTGGCGGCCGTGCCCGTTTCCCGGCAAAGCAGACGAATGCGGCCGACGCCTTGCGCAAGGCACGCGAGGATATTGCGGCAGGAAAGAAGCGTTACACGGGCACGCCATGGGCAAAGCCCTATGCGGCCGTATCGTGGAGTCGCGAGGATGACGGACTCGCGTTCGTTCAATCCGTATCAGGGGCAGGCGTTCGGATTGTTGTCGAAAATGCCGGTTCAGAGAAAGGCGGCCGCAACTCGCATAACGGTTGGTATACGAACGATGACGGCGAATCCTTCCGGGATGGCACGGGCTTGATTTGGGGGATTGTCGCATTGTTGCCCCATGGTCGATTTTATCCCGGCTATGTTTGTGGGGGGCACGGCGAGGAAAACCCAACAATCGATTTTAGCAGGGCATATGCCGAGTCAGACGATTGCATACACATTGCCGACTCTATGGCGGAATATGCGGCCGATACCGAACGCGACTATCAACGGGCATATGAGGCAGGACGCAAGGCGGCCGAGTCCATGCGAGAAGTCCGGGAACTAGGCAACGATTGGCTTGCCGATTATCGCCGCTTGCGCGTGGCATTCTGCGAACGCTGGCAAGCCATTCAAGATTGCGTGCCCATGGTTCAGACTCGCGAATGGTTGCGCCAAACGATTGCCGAATGCCGCGACGGCCGCGATTCCTATCGCGAGGCGAGGGCGAAAGCGTTTGCCGCCATTGATGAAAACAAACCGTATGGATGTGACGCCAGCGGCAAGCAAGCGTTTTGGGCAGGATATGCCGACGCATGATTTAACAGGGCAAGGGGCAACATTGCCCCTTATCCGGCTAAATCAATATGCCGCTATTGGAGATAATGGGATGACTGACAAAGTAAAATGGAGTCTTGAATATACCGATACATTCGGAGGCGAGGCTAACTATTCATGGGTTAAGCGCGAAACGCTTGAATGTGCTTCTGGCTTGTCTAATTTGGCGCTTGTGAGACGGTTTAAATCTGCGCTTGGATTGTCCGGCATGCGTGGAAAGTCTTATTTCACGGGCGATATGTGGGAATTTCGCCCCTATGGCGCTTGCACTATCGCTTTTGCAACATTTGATTATTAAGGAGTCAGACCATGAAAGAATATTTCTTCATTTCCGATAGTGACGGGCACTTGTACGACACAAGAAACGCCAATTGGAGTGCGCAAAAGCCCTTGCGGCCGAACTATCGCCAATCGCATAGCTTGATTAAAACCGTCGCAGACTTCAAGGCAACATTGCGCAATGGCGGATTTACTTTTCCGGGATGTTATCCGCTTTATTTCATTTGCAACGATGGCGATTCCCTTTCGTTTGAAGCTGCAAAAGCAAATGCCCGTTCGATCATGGACTCCATTGCTACAGATTGCCGGGATGGCTGGCGCGTTGTCGCGTGTGACGTGAATTATGAAGATGATGAAATGGTTTGCGCTCATACTGGAAAGCGCATTCCGTCGGCATATGGCAATGATGAATGAAGCGCGAAACAGAATGGGCCATTGCCGCCAATATCGCGCAATACAAAGCCGCTCTATACATGCAAGGGGCGGCTTTAATAGCCGGGATGATTGGCGCGATTTGGCAAGGCGTGCCATCTATAATAGCGGGATGTTTAGGGGCATGGCTGTTTCATCTTGCTAAACCCGGACCTAGTGACGCAATCGACAATGAAATCAGAAAGGATAAGCCGGGATAACCCGGCTTTTCTTTTGCCCGTAAATGTAATGTTATAACGTTCAAAATGCCATATGCCCACAATCGCCCATAAACGGCCGTATGAGGGGCACGGCTGATTCCGGCTATGGGGATAGCTTGGCACTCTGTCGCGGCCATGCCTTGCCCATGGCTGCGGGAATGGCGGCCGGTTCAATCTCTTACCATACCCCCGCAAATCACCACGCGGCCGCCCCCGTGCCAGATCGAACGGCCGCCCCCGTGCCAGATCGAACGGCCGCCCCCTCGCATGCCTAATTATACGCTTGGATAATCCCGGCTAAAATTATTCAAGCGTATAACAGGCGGCCAATTATACGCTTGTGCAATTTCAGAGCCAATTATTCAAGCGTATAATCTGGCCGGTTTATGGTTAATCGTTAAGGTTAACAAAAGGTTAACGTTAGGGGTTTGTTAAGGTTAACGGTTAATGGTTAACGGCATGCTCGCGCACCGGGCTCGGCCGAGCGGCCCCGGCGAGCCGCCGCGCTACCTCGGGCTGGCCGTCTGTATACCGCTTGACCCGGAAATTTTGCGGGACTACCTTGGAGACCTCGCCGGTTCCCTCTGGGAATCCCGAGCCACTACCTTGAACACCTCGCCGGTTCCCCCTCCAGAATCCGCCAATGACGGGAGGGAACCAAACGAGGCGCGTGCAGTTCCCCCTAGTGGAAAATTGTTGGCGATCTTGAGATCAACAATGAAAGGAAATCCATCATGGGATATCAGGATGAACAGTCGGGGCCGATTCGGCATGCCGCTATCGAAAACATGCCAGCCACGGAGCCCCAAATGCGATCTTTCGCCGCCACGATACTTGCCCCCGCCTTCGCTCTTGCTGCAATCGGGGTCTTGGCCGTCGTGCCGACACCGAGGGACATCTACCTCGCAATCAAACCCATCGGCACCGAACTGACCGACATCGCTGGAGGTGATCGAGATGGACGTGAAGATATCACAACTCTTGCCAGCCGCATCGAAACAGCAGCCGGTGACAGCCTCGGCACCAACGCCGATTGCTTCGAAGACCTCGGGCTCGCCGTCGCCTCCAAGCTCGACCGTTGCGGCAAGTTCGTCTATCAGGTCCTAGCGGAGGTCGAACAGAGCCCGCAGGTTTTTACAGCCGACGCGGCAAACCCGACCACCCGTAAAGCTCTGGTGCAGGAATTGCGCCTCGCCGCCACGGAGGTCTGCCGCGAACGCTGGTCGCGTACAGGCGTTATCCCCAAGGACAGCCCGGCATGCGCAGTATCGCTCGCGGCCCTTGAAACACGGAACGAATGATGGCATAACCAAATTGTCAGGAGGCGGTGTTTCGTCGCACACGCCATCGGAGGCCGGTTCTGAATCGAAATTTTCGAAACGGAATCGGCCTTTTCTTTTGAATCGAAATTTCGAAAACGGATTCGACCCTTGGCGATAATCGGAAGTCTGGAAGACGTAGGACGCCTTGTGGGGCTCAAGGCTGGCGAGGCTACCTCGATACTGGCCGAAGTGCGCCAGAACCACGCTCTGCTGCGTGCGTGTACTCGCCACCAGTTCCGCACCGAAGAACCGGCCTTGGTCAACTCCCTCTCCCGGCACCACGTCTGCATCAACTGCGGCGGCCGCATGTCCGGCGAGAAGATCGCCTACTACGCCGAGGGCGTGGGACACTGCGGCGATCCCTTCGAAGTCTGGCTGACTTAAAAAATATTTTCCAGAACCCCCTTGCAGTGCCAACGGATAGTTGGTAGTAGTTGGCCTCGGCAATGACGCCGCGACGAACTTCTGACAAGGATCGACACCATGGAACTCATGCACGCCAGCCGCCAGTGGGCCTCCCGTCCGCAGGACGAACGCTTCACCTCCCTCCCCGATCTGCTCGACAAGGTGACTCATGTCCGCGAGAACTCGATCTCCTCGGCCGTCAGTACCCGCAAGATCGAGTTCGTGCCGGACACGACCGACGAAATGAAGGGCCTCCAGATCGCCGTCAACGGCGAGGTTTCCAACCTGAACCATTGGTCTTTCGGGCAGGCCGCCGCTCTGGCGCAGGCCCCGGCAGGCTACATGCGCAAGCTGCCCGCACCGATCGCTGCCGACGCCCTGAACTACGGCATGAGGTTCCTGCGTGACATCGAAGACGTTGGCACCCTGCGCTACGCCCCCGGCGAAGTCGCTTCGACGCTCACGGCCGCCACTGGCCCCCGCTACGGCCGCATCTGGAATCAGGACATCGTTGGCGCTCTGGTCAACCAGTTCGGCGACGGCGTGACAGGCCAGTGGAAGGTGCCGGGCGAGTTCGGCAAGGACGTGCCGATCACCAAGGACAACACGACGCTCTACGGCTCGGATCGCGACATGTTCGTCTTCCTCGCCGACGAACACAATCGGGTCGAAGTGGCTGGCCGTCGCGGCGGCGAGAAGGGCACGCTGGCTCGCGGCTTCTTCGTCTGGAACTCCGAGGTGGGCGACAAGTCCATGGGCGCGGCGTTCTTCCTGTTCGACTACGCCTGCTCCAACCGCATCGTCTGGGGTGCGCAGGAGTTCAAGGAAATGCGTATCCGCCACACCGTGTCGGCACCTGACCGCTGGCTGGAAGAGATCACGCCGGTCTTGACCGAATATTCGAATGCACTGGCTGGCCCGGTCGAGCAGACCATCAAGGCAGCGCAGGAAAAGAAGCTCGGCGACGATCTGGACAGCTTCATGGCGAAGCGCTTCACCAGCCGCCTCGGCACGCTGGCAAAGGCCGCCCATGAGCGCGAGGAAGGCCGCCCTATCGAAACTGTCTGGGACGTGGTTACGGGCCTCACGGCGCACGCCAAGACCATCAAGTTTCAGGACGAGCGCGTCGAGCTTGAGCGGCAGGCTGGAGCCCTGCTCGATCTGGTCGCCGTCAAGTAATTCTCAATGGGGAAATCCGGGTTCGAATCCCGGCGTGTCGTCTAATGGTTAGGACACCCCGACAAGGAAACGCAGGTTCGAAGCCTGCCGGGTGATCGGACTGCAAAGCCCTGATCCCGTCGTCTAGCTGGTAGGACGCCTTTTTAATTTCGAGGAACGGACCATGCTCCTAGATCGCGTAAATCACTCCAACTGGCCGAAGAGTTTTACAGACGCTTTCGGCCGTGGCCGCAACTACGCCCGCAGGTTCAGCATGTCCGGCATGGATGTCGATCATCTGACAAGGATGGCCGAGAAGTTGACGGATTTGATCGTAGAACAGGCGCAGTTCGCGAACCCGCCTTTCGAAACAACCTATCTGGAGATGGACATGAGCCAAGAGGCCGGGGAGGAACTTACATCCGGCATTCTGGTCCATGAGGGGATGTGTTTTTTCTTCGTCAACTCGCCGGAGCAAGGGCGTGTGATCGCGAGTAGATTTGTCGTGGATTTGAAGACCGGACAAGCCCACGATCTGGGCGTCAACAACGCCAGCCTCCGCCCCGTCGATATTAAAACACTCCGGGATTCCGCTGTTCAATCTTGGGCCATGATCCTGCTGTTCTTCATGCTGTTGAGCACCCCCCGGAGCCACACAATCACGGATCGCCCGGCGACGAGCAAGATCATCAAGGGCAAGCGCCGAGCCTACGCCGCGCACTCGGTGGTCACGATTGACCTAAGCGCCGATCTGGAGCGCCGGATTAAGAATGAAGCCCGCAGGGGGCCTGTCCGGGCGCATGAAGTTCGCGGCACTTGGGTAAACTACGCCAAGGTCAAGACCTGTCAGCACGACTGGGAGGCTATGGTGCCGGACTTCCCCGGAGACAACCGCGAGCGCTACATCTGCCGCTGCGGCCAGCGCCGGACATGGCGCAAATCCCATCAACGCGGTGACGCCAGCCTCGGCTACGTCACGCATGAGTATCTTGTAACAGGAGTCCCCGCATGAACATCGGCTACGAGATGCACAAGGCCATCCATGAGTTGGCCCGCCGCCCCCGGCAGAGTGTGGTCGATTTCTGCAAGGAAATGGACATGTCGTGGGACGAAGCTATCAACCTTGCGCAGCGGGGGATTTTCCTCATGGAGGAAGACCATGTGGCCGGTTGCGTTTGGGTATCGATCACCGGCACGGGCCTGACCTACGCCGCCAACAACCCGGAGTGAAACATGACCCACCGCATCGCCCTTTGGAGCGAGTCCATCGCCGACGAACTTACCCGGCAGGCTGGCCAGCACACCGTGCGCTTCCCCTTCGCCACAGTCTCCTACTGGGAGAAAGGCTCGGCGGCTCTCGCCTTCGGGTTCTGGGACCGCGCCGTGATCACCTGTCGCTCCCAGTTCCCGCAATTCGAGATCGTGGTCAAGGACCCTGCGTCCACTCCCGATCTGGCCGCCCGGTCCCGCGAGTTGACCACGATCCTCGGGTTGCTACATGCAGCCTACGAGCAGGGCGGTTCCGACAGGAGCCGGGACTTCCGCCTGCTGCTCGACGCAGCCTCACGGTAACAGGAGTCCCCATGGCCGATTTCTACGACTACACGGCAGGCAAGACCTTCAAGGTCCTATCCACGGGCGTCAAGCCGCCGTCCTCCAACTACTCGATTGTCGAGTGCCCGCACTGCCAGTCCCGGTTCCGGGCGTACTGGTGGTCCATCGCAGGCGGCGGCAAGAAATGCGAGAACAAGGCGTGCGGCGCGATGCTGAACAGCGCCGGGCTCGCCTACCCGAAAATCGCCAAATCGAAACGGAAGAAGACCGAATCATGAACGAGACCTCCCAGCCCATCATCTTCCCTGTCTCGGCGATCCACTTCCCGAGCATCTACGTGCCCCGGAACTACGGGCCGGACCCCAAGGGACCAGAGTTCTACGGGTTCTCGGTCGCGGCCGATGAAGTTCCCATGCCGCTCCTCGCACGCATGAAATCCCGGATGTGGATGGAGCGGGACATGCGAATTTGCAACTTCCGGGGCAGGCATGCGCCGCAGGTCATCGTCACCGGCACGACCGGCGGGATGGTCGATATGAAGCGCTACATGGACGCGGCCAACCTGCCCGATGATCTGATCTTCCGGGACATCCCGGCCGAGGTTTGCATCGTGGTATCCGAGTTCGAAGAGCACCGCGCCGGATGCTCCCCCAAGACCGCAGTAGTGTTCGCTCCTGTGGCGATCCGGGTGAAATACGAAGACCTGATCAAGCAATACGACGCATTGTGCGCTCGTTATTTCACTGGAGCCTGAAATGCCGAAACTGACGCCCCGCCAGCGCGAGGTACTGTTGAACGTGAAGCAGTCTCGGAAGTGGTGGGCGCACCAGCACGTACCGGGGCACTACCGGATCACCAAGTTCCCCGACGCGGTGGCGCGGTCAGTGCTGGAGCGACTGATCGAGGGCGGCTATATTGACCGCAACCTCTTCCGCACACCGCTCCTGATCTTGACGACAGCCGGGCGCTTCTACGCAGACGAGACCCTGCGAGCGGCCGAAGAGAAGAAATCGAATCCCTCGTAGAGGGGTCGGGTCGGGGGAACCCCCTGCGGTATGATCGACCAACCATGATCGACTTGCCCTAGCCGCAGCCCCCGACCTGCAACCATTGCACCAATAGGACCAGACCATGACTGAACCCAAAGCCTACGCCAGCAACGAAGCCATGAAACGGGCCATCAAGAACCAAGGCTTGCTGACCCCCTACCGCGTTGATCAGGTGCAGCGCACCCTCAAGCACAAGACGCGGACCTGCTACATGCCGGTCTTCCAGTGCGAACTCGCCGAGGACGTGACTGAACTCCAGCGCCGGGGCTTTGCGGCCGAGAAGGCACCGGGCAAGTACCTCGGAAAGGGGCGCATGACCTTCCCGAGCCTCGGCGATCTGCCGCCGCGTGAGTCGGTATGCTCGGTCTATATGGTTGACCATGATCAGATCGATGATCTCGCCATCCTGCGCACCGCGCCGTTCCCCGTCGGCGAGGATCGCGAGGGCCGGGGCAACATCATAATCGAAGGGAACCCCGAATGAGCAGCCTTGACTGCCAACAGATAGTTGGGCTATCTAACAATCCCTGACACGAAAAAGGACGAACCGAATGGCACTCTCCCTGAAAGACCAATTCCAGATCAAGACGATCCCGGCCTACGCGGCGGCCGACGGCGCGAAGTTCCACGACCTCGCCGAGGCGCAGGCCCACACCCGTAAGCAGATGATCGCGGCCACAATCCGCGCCGCCTGCAAGGACAATTCCGAGTTCGCCCGGCTCGACAAGGACCTGCTGACCGACTTCCTGCTGCTGACCGGCAGGCACGTCGGTGCGGTCATGGCAGAGCCGCTGGCGGCACAGCCCGACATCTACGCGGCCGCTGCGCAGGACGCCTTACGGAATGTTACCAGCGTCACCGTGACCGGAGAAATCTCGTCGGAACAGGCAGACCGTATGCGCCGGACGGCCATGGTCGGATCGTTCGGCGAGAAGGTCACCCCGGCCCCGGCCATCCGCCCGACAGAAGCCCCGGCCGCCGGGCTCCGGGACCGGATCAACGATGCAACTCGCGTCTCGCCGGACCCGCTGCGTGCAGCCATGGCGGCGGTTGACCTCGGCGAGATGGAGGCGGCCATCGCGAGGGATTTGGGGATCAAATGATCTGGCTGATCGCAAAGCTCCGGCGGTTCTATATCTGGCTGATCCACCAGTGGGTCGGCCAGCGGCCGATTACGATATTCATCCAGCCCCTCCACGGAGCGGAGCCCGAGGATGTCTTTGTAGGCCATCTTGAGAAGGTGCAGATCGTGCCGTTCAAGAACCGGGCATACTTCGAACTCACACTGGCGGGACCCCTCTCGCCGGAAGGTTACAAGACCATAGAGGTCATAGATTTCAAGGCGCTAAAATGGAACAGAACCAAGGGCAGGCTGGAAGCCCTCAAGTCGAAACAGCCGGTGGCGGTTTCCTCACCATCCGAACCTCCCAGAACATCCGACCCGGAGTCCTTCTGGCGATCCACAACGGGGCCATCCTCTATGATGGGGAAGCGCACGCGGCACCGCCCGAAGTCATGAACCTGCCGGGCCTGCTGGCGATCATGCACCCACACGACAAGGCCCGTCTCGACGGCGCTCTGAACCGGGCGAACCGGCTCAAGCGCGAGCAGGACAAGCGAGACCTGCGGAAAGCAGAAATCTCCGGGCTGGAGGCCAGCACTGTCCTGATCAGCCCACTCCACGGCGCACCGTTCGCCCCGAGCGAGACCACGCACGTCGTGGGCAACGCCGAACTGGACGCCGGGGTGCCCAACCACTTCGATCCGAACAAGCGGGGGTTCGACCCGCGATGACCGAGGACGTGCGGACTGTCATCAACCGGCCAGACGGCCGCCCGGAAGCCTACGATTGCCTGCCAGCCGGTGTCGCGGTAGGCTGCATCGCCTGCCTCGGGACCTTGACCGAACATCTGGTCTACAAGACGGGCGAAGCCTTCATGGTGTCACCCATTGACGCAGCCGACGGAAACGCCCACTGGGCATGCCTCCGTCATCTGCCAGACAATGTGGTGATCTATGACCCCAAGAGCAACACATGCCGGTCCAAGGACGGGCAGAACGTCTGGAGAGAAGGATGAAAGTAGCCCTCTACATCTCGGCAGGAGTATCGCCGAAGAACCTCGCCCATGAGGCGGAAATCGCACCGTTCGTCACCGGGGCTCCCGATGTCATCCTGTGGGGAATCCGCGTCTTCAAGCTGGCCTCGCCGATCCCGGCAAACCGGGACGACACCCACAACTACGTGGAAGTTTTCGCGTACGCGATCCCATAGGAGCCACCATGGCAGACGCGATCCAGAGACAGGTGAAGGCGCTCCTCTCGGCCAGCTTGGGCGAGGCAAAGGGGCAGGAGATGATGTGCGATGCTGCGACCTACAAGCAGGCCGTCGAACGTGCGGAAAAGCTCATTCTGGACCTGACAGCCGAGGAGGGCAGTCTGTCCTTCACCATCGGCGTGCTCTGCCTCGCGTCTCTCCGGGTGCAGGTCTGTTCGCAGGGCACTTGGGACATCGCCGACCTGTCGCATTGGCTGCACTACATCTGCTCCAAGACCGATGAACTGGGGCGCAAGCCCGAGGTGCTGGTGCCGCTGATCAACGCGATCATTGAAGAGCACGACAAACCCAAACTACCGCCGGAGGTACGCCGATGACGAAACTGCGAATCCGCCCATTCCGCCACCCCCAAGACGCGACGATCATGCTCTGGGGCGTCCAGAAGGACAAGGGCCGCCAAGCCCCCATGCGCTTCATCTTCATAACCCCGAAGCTGCCCAACGCCATGCAGTGGGCGTCGAGCGTCGGGCAGCGCCGCAAGGGACCCGAGACATACGTCAAGCCGCGCCCTGTCCTGTCACAGTTCCGAGGAGTCCATTGATGGCGACCCACCACCAACTCAAGACATGGCCGATCTTCTGGGACGCCGTGAAGGACGGAAGCAAGCCGTTCGAAGTCCGCAAGAATGACCGGAACTATCAGGTCGGCGACGTGCTACACCTCTTCCGATGGGACCCGAACTTCCCGGAAGGGACGGACATCAAGGCGCAGCCCCAGATCGTCGCCGAGGTGACCTACGTTCTCTTCGGGCAGTCCGCGTTCGGCATGGACCCGGAGTTCGTGGTCCTCGGGCTGCGCCTGCCGGAAATCCCCTTCCTCACGAAGGCCCAACTGGAACGGCTGGCGATCCTCGCCGAGGAGTCGGCCGAGGTCATTCAGGCCGCAATGAAGATCGTCCGGCACGGCTACGACAGCTACCACCCGCAGCACCCCGGACGCGGTAACAACCGCGACATGCTGACCGACGAGATGGGCCACGCAGCCTTCGCCACGGCCATGGTGCATGAGGCTGGAGACGTGAACGTTGACAAGCTGATCTCGGCGATCAATCGCAAGGATCGGAGCATTAAACCCTACCTCCACTATCAAGGAAAAGGCCATGACGATACGGCTCACAAGACCCCAGATCGTGATGCTCCGAGCGGTTCGTGACGCCGGGCCGGGTGGTTACCGCCACAGCCTCCAGAGCGCCACCCTGCACGCCCTCAAGGTCCGAGGGTTCGTGATGACCACGACCACCTCGGCCAGCCAGTTCCCCACAGATATCCTGTGGGTGATAACCCCCGACGGCGCGGAAGAGATCGCGCTCTGGGACAGATAGGAAACCTGACATGCAACCATCCTACTATGCGACCCTGCGCGAGGCGAATGTCGAGCGGGCGAAAATCTGGGGCGCGGGCGGCAAGATCGACCTGTGCTGGCGGCTGAACGAGCTTGCCGGGGAGACCGGCGAGGTCTGCAACCTGCTCAAGAAATTCCAGCGTGAAGAGGTCGGCGAGCCCGGCTCCCGCGCTACCAATGCGCAGCTTGCCGAGGAACTGGCCGACGTGCTGATCTGCCTCGACCTCTACGCCATGGCGCTGGAGCAGGAGTTCGTGGACGAGATTATCCCGGACATGGAACTCGGCGCGACTCTGAACGGCCTGCTGCCGACCGACGACTACAACCGGATGGGCCTGCGCCTTTTCTGGCATATCGGATCGCTCGCCGACCTGTTCTTCGAACATACCGAGGAGGGGAATATCGAGGTCGAAGATTTCATCAACGACACCGAGACCTCGCTTGCCGCAGCCGCCACGCTTGTCAGCGCCATCGCGGCCCGGCGGCTGATCGACCTGAATGCGGCCGTGGCCGAGAAGTTCAACAAGACCTCTACGGCTGTCGGCCTGCCGGTCTTCATGGTGACCACGCGCAACGTATGAACCCCCGAGTACACGGCATAGGAGGCCGTTCAATGAAGCCGACCTTACGCCCTGTCGAAAAGATTATATTGACGCTGGTGGTCCTCGCGTCCATCGGGATTTCGTTGGGGTTGATATTCCAAATCCTCTCTTGACTGCCAACTAGGCGTTGGCTATGGTCCCGATCTCCTGACAGAGAAAAGGATCAGACGATGGCAAGAGTTAAACAGGTGAAGGCCGCCAAGGACTACCCGAAGTTCGGGATCAAGAAAGGCGACCTTCACTACTACACCAAGATCAAGACAGGCCCCCGCAGCAGCCGGGAAATCCGGCAGATCGAACCGATCAAGCCGCAGCAGTTGACCTCCAGCGCATTCAAGTCCGCGCTGCTCGACTGGGAAGAAACCAAGGGCTCCGTAAGCTCCCCGGAAGATGTCTCCGGTCTCGCCAGCACGATCCGCGAAATGGGCGAAGAAGAGCAGAGCAAGCTCGACAACATGCCCGAGGGCCTGCAACAGGGCAACACGGGCGAACTCCTCCGGGAACGCGCCGAAGCCTGCGAAACGGCCGCCGACGAATTGGACACCATTGCCAGCGAATGGGAAGACGCCCTGAACGAGCACACCGAGGCGACGGAGAAATACGAAGCCTATCAGGACTACCTGCGCCGCAAGGATGAAGGCGACCTTTCCGAGGACGAAGAAGAGCCGGAGGAGTGCGAGGAGCCCGAAGAGTTCGACCAGAGCGAGTACGAAGACCGGGTGTCCGATGTCGAAGTTTCAGCCTAGCCTCCTCGCGGCCGCGTTCGCCGCCCCGCAGTTCCAGAAGCTCGCCACGCTGGAAACCGACATGAACAACTGGCGGCAGGTCGCTATGACCTGCCAGCCCACCGTGAATGCGGATTATGTGCGGACAGTGTGCGAGGAGATCGTGCGCCGGGCACAGTTGATATGCCAAAGCAGCCCGGCTGATCCCGACAAGGTGATTCCCTTCCTGCTGGAGGCGACTCGCCGTTGGGTGATGGAAGGCGTCCCGGTCGGCCAACTCGGCCTCCGGGTGCCGAAGACGATTGACGAACTGGGTATCCTGATCGTCAAGATGAACCTGAACCCAACCACAGGCGAGAAGCTTTCCGCACGGGAACTCAAAGCCGCAAACAAGCTCGGGAGACTGAAACTACAATGAGCCCTATGGACAGGCAGGTCGGTGGCGACCACTACCTCAAGCTCGGCATGCAGCCGTTCCAGTTCAGCCTCGGCAACGGGTGGGACGGCGGCTCGCATACGATCCTCAAGTATGTGTCCCGGCACCACAACGTCCCTCGCGAGGAGGCCATCGAGTCCCTTCGCAAGGCGATCCACATTGTCGAGATCATCCAGAAGGCGATCACCGAACAGCGGTATGTCAACACCGCCTGCATGGTGGCGCAGCGCTACGGCATGGCCGACTACATCCAGATCAACAGCCTTGACGATCTGGAGTCGGTCGCCCTGCTGTATCTGAATAGCTGGATATACGACCGGCCCGTGGGCGAGGCCGACGGACAACCCTTCTCGGCCACGGCCGCGATGGTCATCAACGCAATCGAGGACATCCTCATAAACCGATATGGAGTAGGCGCATGAACACCTTCCCGGCATTGCCCGGCACAGTTATCCAACAGTACGATGCTGACGGAGACTTCACAGAAACACCCATCGTCGGCTGGCAGCACGTTCAGGGCAACATGTGCTTTCCGGTCTTCCCGTGCGGAAACCGTTCCGTCGGCCCCGGCACCGTGATCGCCATACCCAACGGCTCCGGCCGGTGGCACTTCGTCCATCCGTCGAGCCAGACTTCATCCGACGACGTGTTCTATATCAAGCAGATCGTCGCAGACGCCCTTGGCGCGGCCGAGGAGAGCGGCGAGGTCGCGGCAGCTACCACCAAGCCCGGAAAGGCCACGACGCCTGTCCAGCCCGACGGCAAGCCGGACACGCGCCCTCTCAAGTTCGGAGCAGAGACCTACAAGACCAAGAGCTTCTGGCACTGGGAGATCGCGAACGCCGTCTTCGAAATCGAGCCGGAGAACGTGATCCCGAAGGACCCCCGTGTGGTCAAGGTCAAGCGGGACGAATACGCCAAGCTCAAGCGCGACGGCGCGGTCAAGATGGACCCACACTCCGGGCTGATCCACGAGGAGAAGCCTGCCGAACCCGAGGCCCCGGCCGAGGACGATGAAGACGACGTTTCGGGGCTGATCTAATGGCGAAGAAAGCAGCGACATCTGACGGCAAGCCACGGCCGAACGACGCCCACGGCGTGGCCCGCGACCAGCTTCGGTCCTTCATTGAAAGGATCGAGCGGCTGGAGGAAGAGAAGAAGACCATCGCGGACGACATCAAGGATGTCTACGGCGAGGCCAAGGGCACGGGCTTCGACTCCAAGGTGCTTCGGAAGCTGGTTGCCGAGCGCAAGCAGGACCGGGACGCCCTCATGGAGTTCGAAGCCATTCTCGACACCTACCGCATGGCGCTCGGCATGATCCCGAGCACCGACGCTGACGAGTCGGGTCTCGTATGATCGACGCCATCGCCCGGACGAACGGATTGTCCGTATGGAAGCTGAACGACGGGCGATGGCAGGTCAGCACGAAGAATGACGATGGATCGTTCCGGGTTCACATTGGTGAACTCGGGCCGACCATGGAGAAGGCCCTGCGCGAGGCCGGGGCAGGCATGGTGCCGCAAGATGATGACGATGAAGACTGGAGGAACCTGATATGAGCAAGAGCAAGGGCGGGCGCGTCTGTACGACCAATCCGGTGACCAGAGAAGCCACTCGGATTTTGAAAGCCACAGGCCACGAATACGACATTGTGGACGGGGGCAAACACCTCAAGGTCATCCTCGCCGGGAAGTTCATCGGAGTGCTTGCCAAATGCGGCAAGCGCGGCCGCGACACGGTTATGCTCGAAACGCAGATCAAGCGCAGATTGAAAGAATTGCAATGCTCATAACCAGCGGCCCGTTCACCGGGCTCCGAAAAGCCCACTACCGAGTCCTCTATGTCGATGTGCCGTGGCAGTACGTCACATGGTCCGGGAAGGGCAAGGCGAAGAGCCCGGACAACCACTATCAGACCATGACGCTGGACGAGATCATGGCGATGCCGATCAAGGAACTGTGCCACCCCGAGGGCTGCATCATGCACTTCTGGGTGATCGACAGCCACGCCGAAATCGCCCTCAAGGTGATCAAGGCTTGGGGCTTCACCTACAAGACCGTGGGCTTTTACTGGGCCAAGACCGGCAAGACAGAGAGCACGTTCCCCATCGGCACCGGCTTCTGGACACGGGCGAACCCGGAGCACGCCTACGAATGCTATCTGGGGGAGACAGAGCAGGAGGTGGAGCGGTCTTTCCTCGCGACGTGGAAGCAGCCTCGCCGGATCGCCAAGGACGTTCGTAGGCTCGTTCTCGCGCCGCGCCGGGAGCATAGCCGCAAGCCGGACAAGATCGCTGACGACATCATACGCCTGACCGACGGCCCCTATCTCGAATTGTTCGGTCGCCAGAGCCGCGAGGGCTGGACGGTCTGGGGGAACCAGAACACCAAATTCGATGACCCGCTGGAGGTCAACTACCAGAAGCTTGTGGAGTCCCTGATATGAGGGGTGCCGGGAATGGTTGACTTCGGGAAGCTGAACGATGACCGGAAACGGCGCGAGCGGCTGGCGAAGTTCATCGGCATGCTTGGATCGGACCACGACGGGGAGGTGCTGAACGCGGCCCGGTTCATCCGCAAGATGGCCGAGGAGCAAAAGGTGACCTTGGCCGAACTTCTCATGGCCCCGACCAAGACCGTCGTGCAGGAGCGCGTCGTCTACCGGGAAGCCCCCATGCAGCCCGCCCGCCGGGATGACTTCCAGTACGGAGCCTACCACGGCCGCCGCTACAAGACGCATTTCGATGAAGCATCGGCTGACAGTCTGGACGACCGAACCATCCTTGACGCGATCAAGGCGATCCTGAACTCGGGCGAGGACATGGCATGTCTGGACGTGGGGATGCAGGACTTCGTGAGCAGCGCCCCCTTCCAGTATAACTATGACTGGGAGCTATCGAACCAGCAGAGAAAATACGCCAAGGTCATCCTGCGCTACTGGAAGGCCAGAGACGCCGAGCCCCTGATCTAGGGGCTCACCGTGAAGATGTTGCTGTAGGCGACCACTTCCTTGTCCGGCCAGTCCGGGCGGCGCATCTTCCAAGACCCTCGCACCCGGTACTTCCCGACCCGCAGGCCCTCGCAATGGCGGCCGATGAACCAGTCCCACGTAACCGTGTTCTTGGGGATGTAGTCGGCCACCTGATAGTCGTTGACGCCCGAGCCGGAGCATTCGAGCGAGAACCGGCCGGGCTCGTCTGTGACCTCGCGCTCGACCTCCACGACCCAGAAACCGAGGAAAGGTTCCTTGATTCGCCGGTCGTAGGTCATGGTCGGATTTTCCCCGACACGGAAGTCCGGGATGTAGAGTTCGTTCACCACGAACCAGTTGTCGGCCGGAATGTCCACCCGGAGCCGCTGCTGAATCATGTTCGTGAAAAAGATCGCCGAGGCGACGAAGGCCAGCGCTACCGTCAACTCCAGCGCCCGGTAGCGCCACCACGTTTTCCAGCCCAAATCAGCCTCCCGCACTTTTCTTTATAAACTCGATAACAACGTCTTTTGCAGCCCACCACATGAGAACGATAGAGCCGATGAACATGAGCACGTTGCGAGCCCCGGCAAGGAAGCCGGTGGTGGCGGTTACGCCTGCGTAGAAGTTGATCGCCGAGACAGCCATCTTCGACTGTTCCGGCGTGAGCCCGACGATGTGTCCGGTCTCGCTCAAGCGGCGCAGTTCTTCCAACGTCTTCTTTTCTTCTGGCGAAAGTTTCGAGGAGTCGCCGATACCCCACAGCATGATGAACTCCTTCGGTACGCCGAATCCTGATCACGGATAACGTCAATGTAGTGGTTTAGGTCCACTCGCAATAGTGTCAATTATCGCATACCAGCGTTGATAAACAGCAAAACGCCGGGCACTGGGACCCGGCGTCCATATATGCTGCGATGCACCAACCGTCAACGGGTGGCGGGAATTTTCGAAAGCAGGATATCCCGGAGGTTCTTGGATGTCACCCCCAGTTTCTCCAGCGCGTCCGGGTTTTTCTCCTGCACGTAGTCCATCGCCGTGCCGAGGACGTTCCCGATATTCCCCGGCACGACCTCGGCGATCTTGAGCCCGTGCTTCTGGAGCGCATAGGTCAGGGCGTTCTGGGCCGAGGCGTGGATCGCGTCCCGGAGGAGCTTTTCGATCTCGGTCTGGTCCTTGTCGGTCTTGACGCCGAGCCACTGGTAAACCTTGGCGGCCAAGATCGGGAGGATCAAGGTCGCGAGGAGTTCAAGGACTGGCCGCAGGATCGCGGCGTAGTCGAGCAATTTCTGTTCCATAGGCTATCCTTTCATGGCGGCCGAGACTTCGGCTCGCAGCTTGTTTCCTACCGCCGTGGCCCCCACTACGGACGGGTCGAAAGCGAGATGGGTGTAGTCCCATTTCCCCTTTTGGGTGATCCCGAGGTTTCCCTGCACCTCGGCGTGAGACAGGACCGTCTTCGGCGTGACGGCGATCCCGTAGTGCTTGCAAAGCTGCGCCACGGCCTGAACCAGCGTGTCCCACTGATTCCGCTTCATCGGGTAAGGCCCGGCGTTGAACGGCGACTCCACGGCGTTCAGCATGCAGGCCAGCGAAATGCCGATAGAGCCTGTATTGCAGGACAGGGTGTGGGCCGCGTAGTCGCCGTCCGAGGTCAGCGAATTGTCGGCCACCTCATGATCGCCCCGGACCCACTTGCCGTCACCGCCTGCGATGAAGTGGTAGTGTTCCTTGTCGATAGAGGAGACCACATAGCCGCCCGCCGACCAGTGGCAGATGATCCGGGTCATCTTGGCGTTGTCGAGCCACGACACCGGCAGGGGGCCAGCCGTTGCGATTGGCTTGGGTTCGTAGTCTCCGATCCCGAAGGTGTCGAAGGCGTTGTTCAGGGCCGTGAAGGTCTTGTCGCCCCACACCCCGTCGGCCCCGGCTTCGCCGAGATCGGCCCCGAACCCGGCGAGAACCAGCCGGTTCTGGATGACTTGCATTTTCCCATCGTATGGCATTGTCGCACTCCGTTGTTAACCATCCAAACCTATATCCCAACTTTTGGTTTGCACCAAGAACATTTGCCGTGTACACGGAAACTCCCAACTGACCGGAGACAGCGATATGTGCAAGTGCAGAGAGTGCGGCGAGGAGTTCAAGAAAGGCAAGTCACAGGAGCAGATGTTCTGTTCTAACGCCTGCCGCAGTTCGTGGAACAATCGCCGCAAGAACCGTGGCGCGGATGTCTACGATCTCTTCATGACCATGCGGTTCGACCGGAGCAACGCCAAGGGCGTCTGGGCCACGATGTGTCGCATGGCCTCGGAATGGAATGAGGAAGACAAGAAAGCGTTCATGACCGAAGAAGAGATCAAGACCAACGTGTCGAAGCCCGGCCGGAAGAGTTTCGCCCCAGTACGCACGGTCATGGAGCGAAACGTTCGGTTTCAGGCCGTGAAGGGCCGGGTCAGTAAGCGATAATGCTGATCTGCTCGACGCCGGAGGCCGAGCGCAGGAAGAGCTTGAAACCGTCCGGCAGGCCGCCCGCCGAGAAGGTGGACTCGACGCCCTGAATGCCTCGGGCCAGCGTGATCCCGGAAACGTTATCGTCCGGGTCCGCGTCTCCAGCCTTGACGCACCACACGGAAATCTTGCCGGAAGACTTCATCTGGACCGCGATGAATTTCACGTCCGCTGCGATCTCGACCCATCCGTCTTCGGAGTCGAGATCGATGTCTGCTGTCATTGTCGTTACAAGTGCCATGGATCACCCCATCTTAAAGCTGCCGCCGAGACCAAATACCGGGCCGCCTCCGACGGAGAAGGACGATCCCGTGCCGAACGACGGCGTTGCTTCGCTGGCCCGGTCAGCGTCTTCCGTAGCAGACGAAGCCGTGGGGAGATAGCCCATCAAATCCATCCAGACCCGGTAGTAGGTCTCGGCCGCGAGGTCGGCAGTCGGCAGGAAGCCGATGGCCTCCACAGGAGCCCGGTAGCGGCTCTCCAGCAGCGTGTCGCCTTCCGGGAGGTATCCTTGCATCGGGGCGCGAACAGCGAACCACCCGGTCGCGTCGATCTCGGCAACCGGCATGTAGTTGGACGCCGGGTCCACTTCCACGGCGATGAACATCTTGACCATGGCTCCCGAGGTCGGCAGGTACGACCGGCTGATCGAGTTGGCGCGGATCGCACGGGTGACCGATACGGCCGCCGTCGGCAGCAGCGCAGAGACCGGGTTGATCCAAGCATAGCTGCGCTCGACCACCACGGCGCTCGCCGTCGGCAGCAGGTCCGACACGATCTGCCAATGATAGACGTAGCCGTGGTCCTCGGACTCGACATCGGCAGTCGGCAGCAGGTCGCTGACCGCTTCGATGTCCACATGGGTCGGCTGCGTGCCGGACATCTCGACTGTCGGCAGAAGGCCCTCCAGCATGTCCATGTAGCCGAAGATCGGCATCCATGTGAGGCCGTCCGAGGTCGGCAGCAGATCGGAAACCGCGCCGATCATGACGCCGAGCGGCACATTGACTTCGGACTCGGAGACCGGCAGCAAGCCCTCCAGCGCCATGTCGATCTTGGGCGGCAGGTAAACCAGCGTGTCGGAAGTGGGCAGTTCGCCCATGGCTTCGATGTCGGCCTTCCGGGGCTCGTCCACATAGAGGTCGGCCGTCGGCAGGAGTTCATCGTTGGTCTGGTCATCGCCGATCCGCACGCCGAGCGGCATGTAAACGTCGGCCGCAGCCTCGGGCATGTAGCCGGTGAAGTCCGCGACGAAGCTCTCCGGTGTGAACACCAAAGCATCGGCCGTCGGCAGGAAGCCTTCCACCACGATATCGGCCGTCGCGCCGACGCCGGTCAGCGCGTCCACGGTCGGCAGCAGGTCCGATAGCAACTCGGCCGTGACCGCATAGAAGACGCGCACTTCGGACGCAGCCTCGGGGAGGTATCCGATCAGATCGCCCTCGGCCGGGTAGCCCCCAACGTCGCCTTCCAGTTCGGCGTAGGGGAGCATGTCGGACACTGCGTCGATCATGACGCCAGTCGGCACCAGAACCTCGCTGGCGGCCTCGGGAAGCAGGCCCTCGCCGATGATGTCGCCATAGCGCTCGACCTCGCCAGCGACCTCGGCCGTCGGCAGGAAGCCCTCCAGAGTGTCCAGCCAAGAATGGATGTCTTGGAAGACCGTGGCGTCGGAAGTCGGCAGCAGGCCGGTGACCTCCAGATACCAAGCTTCGGGCATGGTGAACTCGCCGGTCATGGTCGGCAGCAGGTTCTCGGCGGCGATGTCCGCACCGATGGGGAGCAGCAACAGGCCATCGGAGGTCGGCAGCAGGCCGTCGGTGTAGGCGTAGGCGTAAGGCGGCGCTACGAGGTTCGCCCACTCCGGGGCAATCGCGCCCGCGCCGATGACCGCCGAACCGCTCTTCTGGGTCACGACCGGGAAGCCTTCATCGTCCGGCTGGCCGCCAAGCGCGATCCGCGTGGTCGGCAGCAGGCCATCCCCGTCGATCCAAATTGGCTCCGGCATGTGGACCGTGAAGTCGGCCGTGGGCAGGAAGGTCGAGATCGCGTCAATCGAGCCGTAGAAGTTCGCCACAGACACGGCCGCCGTCGGCAAGAATGTGCTGACTGCCGGGACGAAAACACCCGTCGTCACATCGACTACCGAAGCTCCAGTCGGGAGCAGACCGTTGCCGATAATGCTGCCGCCCACAGGAAGACCCAAGGTCGCCGCCGCAGTCGGCAGCAAGCCCGTGGCCGCGAGCGAATCCACGGTCGCCCGGAAGGTGTAGATCGCGACCCACGGCGAGACGGAATGCCCGACTGCGTAGAACCGATCATGGTCGGTGAAAGAGGAGTTCCACGAATCCACGCCGGGGTCGGTGGGCTGCGCCGAGGCGAAGGTCACCGTATCCCCTGCAAGCTCGTAGTGCCGCAGGTACGGGGTGGCCTGCGCAGTCACCATGAAGTGCTTGCCGTCAGCCGCGAACGCCGCGTATCGGCCGTTGGTGTAGCCGGTCGCCGGAGTTGTCACGACTTCGTAGGCCGTGCCGTTCCATTTGTAGAAATCGAAGCCCGGAGCCGCCGCCTTGAGGCGCACGATATGATCCGACTTAGAGCCCATCCGCATGCCGATAGACGCACCAGTCGGCGTCGTGACAAGGCCGGAGCCCGAGCCGCTGGTCAGGGCTGTAATCGCCCCGGTGGACGAATTGAAGCTGTAGACCTTGATGAACGGCGTGGTCGATCCCGAATACATGAACCGAGCGCCGTCGTAGCTCCAGCCTGCATTCGTCACATTGCCGAGGTTGGTCGCAGAAGTCGCCACCTGATTCCATGTGGACGATGTGCCGCTACGCTTGAAAATCTGGATGAACGGCGAGGCGTTGCCGCAGAAAACGACATAATTGGAAAGCGTCGGGTGGAAGTTACAAGCCCACGACGCGCCTGCCGCAGTGGTGTCGAGCGTCTGCGCGGTCAGGACGCCCGTCGTCTGGTTGACCGCAAAGAGCTTGCGCGTGGCCGACGTGTCCGCGATGGCGAGGAACGTGCTGTCGGCCGACCAAGAAATCCCGTAGACGATACCGGCGGCGACGACGCCTGTCTCGGTGTGGTCGAAGACGAAAGTCTGCCCGGTCTTCTTGAAGACGAGAAGGTTCCCGGTGTTGCCATTCGCCGTGACCATCCACTTCCCGTTTGGAGAGACGCCGGTTGCGCGGTTTTCGCCAGCGGGGGAAGAGGCGGGGTTGGACAGCTTAGTGAAAGAATATGCCATGCTGCCCTAACCTTTATTTTTCAAATCGTAGGAAGACTCCACCGGGGAACGAGACCGAAAGCTGCCTGCCAGTCGGCACGGCAACTTCGTCTCGGAAGTCCACCCAGATCAGCGGTCGATCCGCCGTACCGTCATAGATCAGACCGTACCGGGCCGACAAGCCCGTAGAGCCAATTATGATCCGCTGAATGTCTTCGCACACAAACTCGTAAACCCCGCCGCCCGAAGTCGGGACCACGCCGGTCATGACAACACCCCCGGCGGGCCACAAGCCGGTCATGGTCTCGTCTGCGAGGATGGCCGCCAGATCGGTATCGGCGAGATCGAGAACGGCCGTGTCGTCCAGCAGCGTGAACATGAGATTTCCCGCGTCGAAGTCGTCGGCCGCGAGGTGCGAGATCGCCGTGTCATAGATGTAGCAGACCGCAGTCTTGGCGATCACGCCCTCGGAGAACGCGCCGACCTGCTGATCCGTGACCAGAGCCGAGGCGGCCCCGGCAAGCTCGTCAAAGGTCTCGTCAAGCTGGCGCTCGTAGACCTTGCGTGCGGCGACGTCCACCAGCAGCATGCCGTCGGCCGAGAAGGACAGGTGCGCCCCGATCCCGGAGATGTCCTGCTTGACGTTGTAGTAGGAGCCCAAGCGCCGGAAGATACGAGTCGTGTAGGTCCCGCCGTTCAAGACCGAGACGGCCGCGAGGCGCTGATCCGGCGACATGACGATCTGGCGAACATCCCCGGCGGGCATGGCGAGGTCCATGATCGTGGACCAGACGCCGCTCTCGTACCGGACGGACAAGACCGAATTGCTGTCGTCACGGGCGATCAGCGCAGCGTAGGCGGCGCTCGACCGGATGGCCTTGTCGAAGACCATGATGTTCGGGACGATATCGAAATTGACGACAGTGCTGGCCGCCCATGTCGGGGGCCACGTCTGGCCGTTCTGCCGGACGCGCATTGTGCAGTTGGCGGCCACGCCCATGATCAGCAGTTGGCCGTCGTCTGGCGCGGCGATGAACGAAGGGCTGGCTTCCGTCGGGATGCTGGTGGCCCCCGTGTTGGTCGGGCTCCCGGCTTCGTCGCCCAAGATATACCAAGCCCGGAGCGAGCCGCTGCCAATGACGGCGCGGGCCAGAACCTTGCCTTCGTGGGGGCCGATCTCGGCCGCGATGAATGGTGCCGTGTTGGAAATGGTGCCTTGGTCGATCCCGAGTTCGGTGCCGATTGCATCGCCGAAGCGATCCGTCTGGGAGACCCCGAGGACTTCCAAGTCGATAGTGCGGGCCGTGAGCAGTGCGCCGTCTTCGGCGAACCACTGGAGGAGAGGCACGGGAGAGGCACCCGCGTCCAAGCCGGTCGTGCCGGGATTGTGCGTCAATCCAGACCGGAGACCAATGAGCGTGAAGACGCCTGCGGCAAATTCGTAGATACGAACATCGCCTTCTGCGTCCCACGTTGCGAGGAGCGGGTTGCCAATCGCCATGACTGTTACCAGCCCTTCGGCTGCGTGAACGTGAAGCTCACGATGGAGACTTCGATACCGGAGACGATGGTGGTCGAAGAGACCTTCATGTCGCCAGCGCCGCCCGTGTCGGTCACGTCTCCGTCGAAGACAGCATTGCCGTCGCCGTCAAACACGCGGAACCACGAAGCCGTGCCAGCAGCAGCCGCGTTGACGGGATCGACAGCGTTTGCAGTGGCAGTCGCGCCGCCGGAAACAGCAGCCGCATCGCCGAAAGCGGTGGCCGGGAGAACGAAGTCAACCAGCTTGGTCTGCGAGGAAACGGCCACCGACGGATTTGCCGGGCGGGTGCCGTTGTAGATTTCGACGGAACCGTCGGCCGCGCCGAGATCGATTGCGTCAACGATTGCGTTGCACGCGGCAATAGCGGCGAGGTCAGCAAATTTAAGGGCCATGAGGAGTCTCCTGCTTGGGTGGGTGTTGCATGCCGGATTCGCTTTATCTCAAATGTCTTTAGGAGGGAATAGACTTCACTCGGAAAGTAACAGTTACGACCGAATAAGGTACGTATGAGATGCTGTAAATCGGGTCGTCATCGTCCGGGTCCCAGTGGTAATCCTCCGGGTAGTCCGGGTCAATCACCGGAGGCTCCACCTTGATATCATCATCGTCATCGATCTCGATGTCCGGCAGGTCGTCGTCATCGTCGCCATCCGGGTCGAGCGGTTCGTCCAGAGTCGTCGGATCGTCCGGGGTCAATTCGTCGTCGTCGCCGTCCGGTTCCAGCGGGAAGAGATCGTCCGGGGTCAAGACCACCAAACCGCTGTCGCACTCGTCCCGGAAGGCCACGTCAAGGATGACGCCTTCGTAGTCCCAGTTGATCGTCATGGGGCGCGGGTTCAGGACATTGGCGTCGTCATCGTGTTTGAAGAACGTAAGCTGTGGAATGCCCCCGTGCGCGACCACCACGTCATCGCACTTGGAGAAGTCTGGAGGGCCGAACTCTACGAACTTGGTGTCCTGATCGACATAGTAATAGTCCGTGATGAACTCATGTAATGTTATAACATGATCGTTGGTCGCAAGGTGCTCATGCGTCACCACGAAGTGGGTGTTCCACGGCGAGAAGGCGATGAACGAGTTCGACATCTGCTCCTCCCAGATTTGCCCCCGGAAATCATACCGGGTGTCGCCGGACACGTCGAAGATCAAGCGGCCGCGAGCAGAGTCCTCGCCTGCATCTGGCGGCAGATCGACGTGGTAGGAGAACACGTTCTCATTGCTGGAGAAGGTCAGGTCCCGGATTTTCGATCCGATGTTGTGCTGCGTCCACCCGCGCTCGACATAGGTGGCCCCGTCAAGATCGTAGAGGAAGATGAAGCACCCGGCGATGTCTTTGGAGTTGAAGAAATCAGAACCGATGTTCGGCCGCACCGCGACCTCGGGGCCGTCCGGGCCGGTGAAGACAACGGACTTGCCGGTTGGAGAGTAGAGCACGTCGAAGACCTGCGCAGGCGTCCAATCCCCCGAGAACGAAAGTTGAGTGAGTTCGTCGTAAGGTGTATTCGAGAATACGTGATGGGAGTCGCCGTTGCGCCCGTAGTGCAGAACTGTCCCGTCCGGGTTGTACGTCAAGTAAGACGCCAGTGTCGTGCCGGACAGGGAGAAAGTATTCTCCAGTTCATATGCCGGATACGTGGCGAACTGGGAATACAGCCAATAGTTTATCGACGTTCCTGTGTTCTGAAATACCGCGAGCGTGCCAGCGGTCCACAGCAGCCCCGTCGCCGAGGTGATGCTCGCCGATGCTGGAGGCGTGTAAATCTCCCAGACAGGAACAGCGTCGGACCCCGTGTTGTGGAAGAACTTCGCGGATGTCGCGGTGCCGTTGGCCGAGCAGGCGACCGTAAACATCTTCTGGTCTGGCGACAGGTCCGACTGCTGCGGGACCCCGGCGGAAGCTGCGGCGAGGAACTGCCGGAGCGTGAAAACCTTCGTGCCCATGTTGAACTCGAAAACATGGAGAGAGTAGCCGGTGCCGGTGTTGTTCCGCACATACATAAGCAGGAACTTGCCGTTGTCTGTCCACACGGCCTCGCCGAACAATTGGTCGTAGCCCGACTGGTACGGGAACGGGCTCGCCTGCGCGGCCCAAGCACCCGAGATGAACTTGAAGTATTTGGGGGTGACCCCGGCCCCGATGCCGCCATACCCCTGCAACACAAGAACATCATCGTACTCGGGGTGCCAGCGCCCGCTTTGCCGCAACGTGTTCGTGGCGTCGGTCGTGCCGAGCGAGATCGCAGCGCCGAAAGCAGTCCAAGCCCCGGTCCCGAGATCGCGCTGATAGACTTGCAGCGTCCCGGCGCTGGTGGAAACCGCGTTGTAGGTGATGGCGCAGAAGCCCCCGTCCTTCGACAGGGAGCAGCCCCGGAGCGTCCCGGAAGGCGGGGTCGGGGCCGTCGCAGCCACCCATGCCGTCCCGTCCCAGTGCCAGAGCGTCACGGCCGCAGCGACCACCTTCATCAAGTACATGCCGTCCCGCGACATGGCGAGCCCGATGGCCGTGGCGAACCCGGAAGGAGTCACCGTGGCGAAGGTCTCTGTGGCCGAGTCGAAAGTGTAGGCCGCGTTCACGGTCGCGACCCGGAAACCGTCGCCGCTCCGAACCGGGCGGCCTCCAGTGAGGGGCGCTGCGGCTGCTGCATAAGGTGCGGTGCCGCCGTCCACGAATGGGTCTGGCGTGATCAAGGTTCGTTCGTAGAGCGCCACCTTGGAGCCGCCACTGGTATGCGCCATGGCGATCTGCGTTGAGTCCCCCTTGAGCTTGAAGTCCGACGTGTCCCAAGACCCGGCCCCGGCGTTGCTCTCCGTGGTCACCGCGAACCAGAGAGCGCCCTTGCGAGCGTAGAACCTCGGCATGGCTGTCCCAGAGTTCGGCCTGCCCGTGAGGGCCAGCACATGCCCGTCCGGGGCGTATGCCGCTTTGAGGTCGGAACCCGCCGATCCGGCGAGCGACTGGATTTCCGTGAACGCCCCGCCCGCGAGGCTGTTGACCTTCGCGTCCACGGCCGATGAAGTCGGGGCGATGATCCATTCCTCTTCATCGTCGCTGATCGCCAACAGCGTCCCGGAGGTCGCGCCGCCAACGGGGGCCAACTCGTTCTGGATGTCGAAGAGCTTGAAGCTCGCGGCCGTTTGAACCACGAAGAAATTGTTCAGCGGTGAAATCCAAATCTTAGATACCGTCGCGCCGGAGGAGAGCACGTCTGCATCCAGCAGCCATTCGCCTTCCGGGTCTAGCTCTTCATCGCTGGACCACCGATAGGCCCGGACATCTCCGGCCGCTGTCGAGAAGGTGCATGCGAAGTACCTGCCGCCTTTGGAGAAGCACCCGACCGGGACGTTCACCGGGGCGTCCGGCAGGTCTTCCGTGATGTTCGTATCGCGATAGAAGAGCGCAGTTTTTTCGAACATGGTCGGATTCCGAACGCCGTTCGCGCCGAAGAAAAGGAACCGATCGTTGTAGTTGAAAACCCGGATGCCGCCGGTAGGAACCAGATCGGCCCCGCCGGGCGTACCGAGTGCCACGACATCCTCGGCCCGGAGATCGCTCACAAGGGCCAGCTTCTCAAGAGACTTCGTGGCCTTCATCTTCCGGGGCGTGGCGGCGAGCTTGGAGTAAATCCCCAAGATCAGTCCGGGGTCGCCAGCGTAGGTCCGCTTCACCAGTTCCAGATAGGGGTCAGTTGCCAGAGGCGTCCCAACCAGATTGTTGACGGTCATAGAAGCTCTCCTGCGATAGATACTGTCACGCCGTAGCGCACGCTGCCTTCGTTCGGTGCCCGAAGCTCCAGCAGGTCGCCCGCGTTGAAAATCGTGTCGTTGAACATGGTGACTCCGCTGCTGTAGTCGCTCTTCCACGCGGTGCCGACCCACACCCCATTCTTGTACAATTCGAGCGGCTTGATCCCGGACGTATACCAGCCGCGTACACGGGAGCTATAGGACTTGGTGTAGAGACGGAAGGGCTCCACGACGGTATGGACGGCGAGGGTCCGGCTCTTGCGCGTCTCTGACACGAAGAATGAAATCTCGATCTGATCCACATACTCCTGCCACTGGGCCAGCCCGTCGATCCCGGAAGCGTCACCCGCGCCTGTGTTGCGCCCGAAGAAGACGCGATCTGCAATGGCGATAGTCCGGGAGCCGACGAACAGGTAGTATGCCTTGTCGGCGTCCGTGCCGGGGATGTCGTAGCAGAGAGCCGTCGGCACGTCGGAAACCCAAGGCTCTTTGGTCGAGTGATCTATCTCGGAGACGAAGGCTTTCAGGACTGGCGAGTAGTAGGGGTAGTAGGGCTCCGAGCGCCAGAACACGTAGGACGCCGACCAGAAGGCCAGCCATTCGAACGAGTTGTTCATGTCCTCGTCCCACATCTGCTCGCCGGTCTGCCAGCCCGCACGAAGCACGCCGTCGGCCCCGGAGACCGCGAAAGAATGATCCGGGTAGCTGACCTCATTCAGGTCATGGTAGGTCCTCTCTGGCCGGTAGTAGTCCATCAATCAATGCTCCTGATCTCGCCGCAGATCGTGACGTTGACACCCTCGATCAGGAACGTGTCCACCGGGGAGGAGATCGTCAGAACGTTGGCCTGCGTGTACATCGACTCTTCCACAGCCGGGAGCACCACGACCTCGGAAGGGATCGACACCGTGCCGTCAGTGGCCCCTGCCGTGAAGGTCACGGTCCCGACCGAAACCCCGCCCTTGGAGATCGTCAGCACGACCGTCGCCGTCGGGGCGATCTCGCAGAAGGCTCCCGAGCCCGGCGCTCCAGCCTCGATCACGAACTCCTGCGTGGCGACATAGGAGAAGATCGTCTTGCGCGGCCGCAGCCGATAGGGGGCGTAGAATGAGAACTCACGCGGGATCGCCCGGTGGCTCTTCTCCGGGTCCCAGAGCATCTGCCATTCGCCGAGGTTCGTATAGACGAACCATTTGTTCAGATCGCGCACCAGCATGACCAAGCCGACCGTCTGCGTGATGACATACCATTCGGCCGGGTATGTGGTCTCGCCGTCGTTGAACTCGTCCACCCAGACGCAGACGCGCCCGTTCGCCGGGTTGATGTAGACATCCCCGACCGACGCCGAGGACGGGAGCGGGGTCGTCATGCTCAAGACCGCCCCCTGAATCAGGGCACCGAACTTGATGATCTGCTCGTTCATTTTCGCGCCCCATGTGTTGGAGCGCTTGGCGATCTGGTTCCACTGGGCGGCCGATCCGATATTTTTAGTCATTGTCCACCTCTATTGCGCTGGTCGGCAGACGGCCCACCAAGTCCACATCCTCGATCTCGGTCAAGGCCCCGCCTTCCGGCCAGCCGCCCCACAGGTAGCCATAATCCGAACCGTAGCCCTTGTAGTACAGGCGCAGTTCGATAGACATCCCTTGCAGAGACTCGATGCCCTCCGGGATGTCGGGGTGTGGCCTCCGGGAGATGAACTTGAGCTTGATCCGGGTGAAGCGTGCCGTCGTTTCCACGATGTTGAACTGGTGGCTGGTTCCGGTCAAGCCGGTGATCCGAGCGATCTCCTCGCCATCCCCGATGGTCGCGATGATCTCTGTCGTCTGGCCGTCCTCGGGGTCCACGTCGGCGTCGTCCCATGCCAGCCAGACCTGATCTTCCGAGTCGCGGTTCCGGCGGGACCATGTGCAATTGATCAGCCAGTCACGCGGCTCATGCTCATTGGCGAACATGTCCGACGTGTTGGGCCGGATGAACTGGTCCTGAAACTCCGTGCCGAACATGGTGGCTTCGACCTTGACGTTGGCCGGGCGGTATGGGCGGTAGGGGCGATCCGGCCGGGTGGTCGTGACCTCGTTTGAGAAGTCAGAGATGCCGAGGCTGGTGCGGACCTTGAACTTGTATTTCTCCGGCGTGTCGGCGAAGCGGGCCGACCAGTCGTAGCCGGAATAGTTGTTCGCGTGAATGATGATCCGGGTGTTCGCTCCCCACTTCTCGGCCGGGATCGTGTCGAGCACGCCGCGACGAATGCGCCACACGTTCTCGCCGAGGTACGACTGGAAGACGAACAGTTCGTCGGTGAACTCGTCCGCGCCGAGGAACATGCCGAGCCAGCCGACCTGCGGCCAATCGCCGGGTCCGATAGTCGGCAGCACCGTGATCGTGGACACGACCTCCTGCCCGATCTCTTCGACCAGACGGGTGTGGCCGACGACGCGCTTCTCGCCGATGGAGCGCCACTCGGATTCGCCGAGGGTGTTCACGCTCTCCCGGTACGCGATATAATAGTTCAGGTCGTACTGGTCGTCCGTGGGCAGGACGTAGGTGTTGATCGCGATCTGGTTATACTCGGAGTCGGTCAGGTCGTAGCCGGGCGCAGAACGGCGGTTGATGATCGACTTAGGGGTGGCGCGGAACAGGTACTCGACGTTCACCAGAAGCTCGTCTGGGTCCTGTTCTGGCGGCTCCCATTCCGTCTCCGGGGGCTCCTCGTATCTGGCGAATGGCAGGCCGAAGACATCTTCGACGCAGGACAGCGTGATCTCTGCATCGTCAACCGTGCCCCAGTCGATCTCCAGCACCCGGAGGATCACATTCTCGATATTGCGGGCAGGCCATTTAAGCTTGAACAGAGCGCCGGGCAGGAACTTCTCGACAGCCCGATTGACCCGGATGCTCGCCGTAGCCAGCGGGGTCGCCGCCTCGCGAAGCTCCCGCGAGCAGACAGTGGAGCCCAACTCTTTGCTGCGGATGCCATGGAACTGCCGGGTCTCGGAAACCACGTCGCCCTGCATGGCGATGTTGCCGAGGTCTTGATAGGTGATCGTCTCCACTTCCTCGGTCTTGGGGTTCGTCCACTCGACCACGATCTCATTGATCGTCTCGCCCCAGAGCGGCCGACGGAAGCTCTCCAGCACGCAGTTGTCAGGGCCAAGCTCCGGCAGATCGTCCGGGTTGTAGTCGTCCCGCAGCAGGCGGATGTTCAGCTTGCCGGTGAACGGGTTGAAGAAGACCAGCCCGTTGATGTGGTTCACCACGTCCTGCACGAAGTCTTCGACCGGCGACTGGCCGTCCCAGAGCAGCGACAGGCCAAACTCTTCGTCATGCAAGACCTGTGCCACGTCCTTGAACTGCTGCTCGGCGATCTGCGACGGCAGGCCGCCCATGAGGTTCGGGTGGACCAGCGCCTCGTAGATCATGTGCGAAGGATTGGAGTCGAGGTTCTTGCCGTTGGGCGTGGGGATGACGGCGACGTTCGTAGACAGCAAGCGCTGCCGGTTGCGGAACCGGGCGTAGATCGCCGGGACCGACGGCGTGTTGCACCCCACCGCGAAGCCCTTGGCCCCGGTGTTGTCGTCGCCATAGAACCACAGGATCGCCTGCCCGCGCATGCCCGGCATGGTGTTGGGTGTCAGCCCCACTCGGTCGGCAAGGCTCTGGGGCGACTTCTGGTCCGGGCCGCCGGGCATGTATTCGATAGCCCCGACAAGACCGCCCTCCCGGAGATTGCCGCCGAAGAGATCACCCTTGTTCACATGGATGGTCGTGCCGGTGGCGTAGGTCTCGCCTTCCTCCAGCAGGTTCTTGTCCTTGACCACGATCTGCACAAGCTCGTCCACCGGCCCCTGCACGAAGCCGAGGAGCATGGAGATGTAATATTCGACGTAAGGTACGCCGTCAGGTTTCTTGCCCACGTCGAGCCTCCCGGAGTTTCAGCACCAATTCGACCAAGGCCGGGTTTAGCGTCCGGGCCACTTCGATAGGCATTCCTGTTTTCACATACTGCTTCCAGCCCGGCATTCGTTCGTTCAGCCAGCGGCGTTGCCCCTTGGCGCACTGCCCGGCAGAGACCACTTCGGACATCGTGATCGGGGCTTCCTGTTCGTCGCTCACTTCTTCTTATCCCCGCTGGTGTCTTCCAAATTTTTGTACTGCTTGTCCCACCATCCGAGGAAGTTGGGGGCCTTGATCGTCATGTCACCGAAGAGGAAGGGCCGGACCCGGCCGCCCTCGGCCGTTGGTGATTCCATCTCTTGGGTCTTGGTCTTGGGGCTCGGCTCTTTTGGCATGAGAAGGTAGCCGAGGATCATGAGCGCCAGCCCGAACAGTATGTTTAGAAGCATGACATGTCACCAGAAGTTCGGATGTTTGACGGGGTTCTGCAACGGAATCCACGGGTCGCCGCCGTAGTTCAGGATGTTGTCGAATAGGTCTTTGCAGTCCGTCTGCTTGTGATTGCAGCCGAGGATCAATTCGACCTCCATCCCAGTCTCCAGACCGCGCATGAGCCCGTTGAAGACGACTCGGGTTTCCGTGACATCCCGGATCGTCCGGTACTCGACGCCTTGTTCCGAGACCCACCGGATCATGCCGTTGATGAACTTGCCCCTCGGGAACGGGTCAAACCAATTGGCGTTGAAGACAGGCACGCCGTTCTGGATGTCCACGACGGTAGCCGTGACCGTGAAGTCGTCCCGGTTGACATTGCACTGGCTGTCGCCCTGCGAATAAAGCAGCAGAGGGCACCCGACCTGCCAGCGCCGTTTGTTGCCCCGGCGCTTCAACTGGATCAGCGTGCTCTCGCAGGTCAGGGTCACCTCGGGCTCCACGAAGGCGTTGGACAGCACGCGACCGACCCAGACCACCATGTCGTTGTTGTCGCCATAGTGCCCTTGCCAGATCGTGACCGAGATCGGATACGGCGGCGGGTATGGGAGGATCATCTTGGCGAGGTTGCTGCTGGCCGGAAGACGGATGTTCAACTGGTCGCGCTCGACCTTGCCGGATGTCTTGTAGACCTCCCGGCTGATCGGCGCGGCGATGAAGTCGTCAACGTCCTTGGCCCCGTTGATGTATTTATAGCTCTCGTCGCTGCTGACCCCGTACTGGAACTGGTATTTTTCGTAGGGCCTGCCGCGCTCTTTGGATGTCTCGATCCCGTTGAAGCTCATAGCTCATTGTTCTCCAGCGTTTGGATCGGAATGCTGATCGACGCCTTGTCCGAAGTTTGGAAGTCCACGTCCATGCGATCAGCGGCGAACCGGGCGCAGAGCACCCACGAAATGCCCCGGACGTTTTGAGGGGTGATCTCCGACACAGGAAGCGGCTCTGTGACGCGAAGGACCGATGAGTCGGTGTCCGGCAGCGCCTCGATATAATCGACCTTGTGCTGGCCGACTGTGCCGTCTGCGTACCGGATCAGAATGCGGCGGAAGACGGTCGAGTCCCGGTAGGCCAGCCCGAAGGACGTGCCGTTGATCAGGATCGAAAGCCCGCCGCCGGAGAGCGAGGAGAACGGCACGTCGTCCTCCCATGTTGCCATGAAGAACTCCCTGTTCATCCCCTTGTGCCGCTGGAAGAAGTTCAACAGACCGTAGACCTCCTCGATATCCAGAGCGTTGAAGTTCGCCTTGTAGAGCCTGATCGGGTACTCGATAGCCCGCACGTTGTCGAAGATGCCGAACCCATAGTCCACCGGGAGCTTCACCCAAGTATAGGTGACCTCCACGCCGTTCCGCCAGTCGGGCCGGAAGTCGAAGAACTCCGAAGCGCCGACATAGACAGGGGCCGTGATGTCATCGATCTCGTAAAGCTCCTGTGCAAGGAAGTTGAACTTGACGGCCGTAGAGCCCGCCCGGCTCGTATAGTGCGAGGACTGCTGGTTGTCTTCCATGTAAGCGAGATACGCCGGGGCGCACTGGCTGTTGCGCTGAAACTCGGCGAGGCTTTCTTCCACGAAATCGATAGCCTCGTCATTGGAGGAGGACACCGTGCGGGTCTCTTTGACGCCGAGGGCTTGCGATGCCGACAGCACGACGACCATGCCGGACTTCACCCAGAACGGGGGCAGCGTCTTGAACGTCCGGGTTTTGTAGCGAAGGTTGGTCTCTTCCGGGTTCAGCCACTCGCGGGCTAACACCGCCAGAAAGTCCAGCGTGACATAGACCGGCTTATTGCCCCAGAGCGTGTTCAGGTATTCCCATTGCAGCTTCTCCTCGCCATAGAGGATCGCCGACATCTCGACCGAGAAGCGCGGGTATTCCCGCACCGCCCGGCGCTGCTCTTTGCCGTTGTAAGAGATGATGATGTCGGACTTGAACTCCATGGAGAAGCGATAGGTCTCGGACCAGTTGTGACGCAGGGGCATGATTTTCCCTGCGTCATGGGCTGTCGGGTACTTGGTGGAGATCACGTCCATTATGCCAAAATCTCCTTCATGCTCGCCTTGTTCTTCCGCATCATGTTCAGGATCGCCTGCTGGCCGCGAGCCGTGTTGACGCCCTCGGCCACGAAGTCGGAAGCGTCAATCGCGTTGACGATCTTGATGTCGCCCCGGCCGCCCCCGGCAGACGCCATAGCCGCGCCGATGGTGGCCGCTTGGTTCTTCGGGTGGAAGGGGCTGTCCTCGGTCAAGACGGCTTCTTCCTTCTGGATGATGGCCGCCATCTCGTCATTGCCGAGCCCGGAGTTGTAGCCCGTGTGGAATCGCGGTGCGTTGGCCCACACCGCCGGGCTCACGCTCTTCGTTCGGTTCGGCATGTTCGCCCCGGCCGTCCCGGTGCCGTGCGGCGTGCCGGAGTGGAACAGACCGTTGGCTCCGGGGGTCAGGCCGAAGATGCCGGAGATCGCGTTGAAGATCGCCTGCTTGAGGATCATCTTGCCGATGTCGATCAGGATTTGCGCGGCGGCCGTGCGGATGGCCGTGCCGAGCGCCTTCCACGCATTCTCCCCGTTGGCGATGGCCTGCGCGAACTGGTCGAAGGCGTTCACCAGATTGTCGCCGATGATCTGGCCGGTCTGCTGCCACATGGCGGCCGCAGCCTGCCCGGAGGTGCCGAGCTTCTGAGTCTCAAGCTGCGCCGTGCGCAGGGTCTCGATCTTGGCCTTGGCGTCCTCGCCGCCGATGGCCTCCCACATTTTGATGGCCTGATCGGTCGCGGCCTTGATCTCGCCGTTCAGAGCCGTGGCCTGATCGGTCGCGGTCTTGGCCGCAGCCGTGTTGCCAGCTTCGGTGTAGAGCTTCGCCTGCTTGAGCAGTTCTTCCCGGCGCGAGATCAGATTGTTGACCGCTTCCTCGGCCTTCTGGATTTTCTCTTTGCCAGCCTGCTCCTGATACTGGAGGGCAATGCGCCGCCGGATCGAAGCCTCGATCTCGGCCGTGAAGGGGATGCCTTCCTTGGCGTACTTGGCCTTTTCCTTCTCGACCTCAAGCTCCGACTCGCGGGTGATCAGGTCCTTGTTCTTGAGGTTGTTGACGATCTGCGCCTGCGACAGCGCGGCCGCCTCGGCGTCCTTCAACTCCTGAGTCTTCTCGACGCGCTTGCCGTCTGCCTTCTCGGCTTCAACCGCAGCCTTGGCCGTGCCCTGATAGGCCGCCAGCAGGCCCTCGGCCACGGCCTTGCTGTTCTCCATGTCCACGGAGACCTTATCCAGCACCGTGCCGGGGCGGCCGCCGTTGGCCGCGTCAGAGGCGTTGATGTTCTTCGCGTTGCCCGCGTTGATCGCGGCGTAGATTTGCAGCAGGCCGTCGCCTTCCTTGACGCCCCGGTCCTTGAGGTACTTCCCCAGAGCCTCGATCTGCGTGGCGATGTCGGCCTGCCCCTCCAGACCGTACTGCTTGCGGACATCCGGGCTCGCCTGAAACAGACCGTAGTATTGGTTGTCCTTGCCGCCCATGATGTCCTTGCGGAACCCGGACTCGTACTGGATGACCGTGAGCAAGTCCTTGGACGACAGGTTCATTCGCTCGGCGAGCTTAGACACCTCGGCGACGATCTGCTGTAGTTCCTCGCCCTTGGGGGTCGCCCGGCCAGCGGTGAACTGCGCCTCGTAGTTCGTATACTTGGCGTTGATTGACGAACGGGCACCGGAGATCAGTTCCATCTGCTCGCGGGTCAGCGGGCCAGCCTTCATGAGGTTGGCGACCAACTCGTCCAGCTTGGCCGTGTCCTTGAGCTTCTGGAGTTCCTTGGTCAGGCCGGGGATGAACTCTTTGATCCCGGCGAGCGTTTCCTTGAATTTGTCAGCCGACGCCGTGGCGTCATCGAACGCAGGCTTGGTCTCTTCGACCGTGCCGTTGATCCGCTTCATGGCGGCTTCGGCTTCTTCGGTGGTCCCTGTCAGGACTACCAGCGCGTCCTTGGCGTCCTTGTGCGCCTTGATGACCCTCGCGGTCTCCTCGGCGTTCTTCCGCTGCATCTCGATATAGCCGACGAGCGTCTGCCCGTTCGGGCCGAGGTCCTTCGCAGCCAGAGCGAGATCGAGCAGTTCATCGGAGTATTGCTTGGCGTCAGTCTTCCCGGCGAGGAACGCATCGTTCGCCGCCATGATCCCCTTCTGGATCACTCGGATGTCGTCCGGGATCATGCCGCTGTCGATTTCGAAAGCGTTGTTCATGTTCGCCCGGAGCGTTTCGATAGCGCCTTCGGTCTCTTTGATATTCTTGAGGAGTTCAGCAGCCGAGACCAGCGCCAGTTCCTTGCGCCATGCCGTCACGGACTTGGTGTTCTGGTCGTAGGACCCCTTCACCTTGTCCATGATCTTCTGGTGCTCGGACATAGCGACCGTGACTGAGTCAGCAGCCGAAGCCCACGACACCAGCGCCGAGGCTACGACCGTGATGCCGAGACCGATCAAGCCGCCTTTCAAGCCGCCGAGAACGGTCGTCAACATGCCGCCAGATCGAGCGGTCGTCGCCATAGCGCCGCTCAAGACTGCCTGCTCTCGGGCCAGAACGCGCTGCTGGATCGCGGTCGCCTCAATCGCGATGGCGAAGTTCCGCATGCTTGTGATCGCTGCCGCCACGAAAGGCACCAGCTTTATGCCCACGAACGCGAGCATGGCCGTGGCCGCCAGCTTGAAGTTCTCGGCGATCACGCCAAGGGTCTTCGCCAGCAGTCCGAAGGCAGAGGAAACCGTCTGGGCGAACGCAAGGAAGTCGGCCGACTGGATCGTCTTGGTCAGCTTCACCAGCAGTTCGTTGAAGCCTTCAATGAACCCACCTTGGCCGAACGCGAGGAGCGCCTGCGTGACAGCGTT